CTTAATAGTAGCTGCACATTCTGGTCTTAGGATTCCATGACCAAGTGCATACTTAGCAACCATTAATGTACCTTGATACATAATTCCGTAGTCAGAACCAGAGATCTCAGTAGTCATATCCATTAGTTTTACTGTACCAACAGCAGACTTATGGAAGACAAGACCAATAGTTTTACTATCGTCACCTGAGTAAGTATTGTTCGCACCAGTTGGGTTAGAAGATACGTTACTTTGAGGTACGTTGTTTGACATCATTATTGGTATGCCAGCAACTTGTTGTACCCTACCAGAAGCAAACGAACCATTACCCTGTGGGTTGAAGTCAACATCTACAGTTCTTGTAGCAGACTCAGCAAGTTTGTAGTACTCAGCAGGTGGTAGTACACAGAAACGATCTGTTGGAGGAATGTCTCTTTCGTCAAATGTCTGTGCAATATCATAGATAGCTGCTGCTATCTCATCACCTGTTACGTTTGCTGAAGCTGTATTACCATTAGCAAGTGTAAGAACAAGACCACCATTACCACCACTAAGGTTAGTAGAAGCTCTGGAAGCGTTAGCGATTTGCTTCGCTACGTTTTGGTCATAAGTTCTGGCAAGTGCCTTACCTAGCTCATCAGCATAGGTAGCTCTAACGTCATAATGATTCTTGAGTTCATCAATATTAGCAATGAAACTCTGTGCAATTAATAGATCATCAATGTTGATAATCTTTTCGTTTGCCTTGATTTGGTTTGCTCCTACAAGTGGAGTTCCTACTGTGTGATATGCAGCAGTAGCAGTTCCTAATACTGGGAACTGTGCTGACTTACCACTTGTGATAGTACGAACTGAATGTAGTTGCTCGTTAAAGATATTGTTTCTAGCAAAAGCAGTTAGCACTTCCCCAGAAAATACCTTTAAAAACAGGGCATCAAATGATGTA